TTACTTCAGTAACCGGGGTGTCAGTGGTTTTTCACTGTCCACGTCAAGCTGGAGAAAAATCAGAATATCGGACTTCGATTTCTCCTCACTGGAGGATGTCCACGACTTCGGCAAAAACGTAAAGCCGGTTTCCGCCTCACTGTTTTTCGTTTCCGCAAGTCCCCCCAGTACGATGATATCCCCGGAACGGACACCAACCGATGTCGATACCTCACGTTTTAACAGCGTAGGCGAATCATTCACACCGGTATCGGTTTTCACAAACGTGCTCAGTTGCTGGCTCACCACCAGATTGGTGATATCCCCGCGCACGTCCGGCTGTATCTCAAAAATCACCCCGGAGTTTTTATAACTGACCGACTGATACCGGCCGCCGTTACTGTCGGTCTGAATGCCACCGAGTACCGGCACTTCCGAGCCGACAGAAAACTGCGCCTTGTTGCCGGACTGCACACGCAGGCGCGGCGAACTCACCACATGAAAACGGCTGTCCTGCCGGAAAAGCTCATACAGCGCATCAATGCGTGACCCTGTCACCCGGATATAATTATCAAACGACCCCGTGAGTGAACCTGTCGCCACCTGAACTTTCCCGTTCAGGAGCTGCGCCGCCAGTGCCAGTCCTGACCCGTTATGTTCGGATGTCTGCACCTCAAACACATACGCCGCAACAAATACCTCGTTTGTCCGGGTATCAAGCTGCGGCAGTACCTGCTGTATTCTGGCGATATTCTCCCGCGTACCGTAAAAGACCAGCAAATCCCCCGAACGGTTAAACGCATCCGAGGCGGTGCTCGGTTTTATCTGCTCCGGGCTGAATCCTGTTCCCAGACCGCCGCCGGCTGAAAATGAACCCTCCACAAAGGTACGCAGGACATCCGTCAGATATTCCACCGAACGGTAACGCGGTGAATACGTGAAAACCTCCTGCTTCGGTGCCACCGTCACCGGCTTCACTGTGCCGATGTAATCCACGCCGTCACGGGTCGAAATGCGGATATTCATGTTCTCAAAGTACCGTTTTATAAATGCCCGTTCATCAATATCGGCCGTGATTTTAAAGCTCACGATCCGCTTGTCGTCCGCCAGTTCCGGCGACAGCATATACGGCTGTGTGAACATGTGGTTGTAAATCAGGTTAATCGCCTCCGGCAGTTCAACCCGGTTCAGCTCAAACTCAACCCCTTTTGCCCAGACGCCCCGGGCAAACAGGCATACCGCCAGTATTATGATGATTCTTTTCATTATCTGCGTCCTGTGAATAACGTGACGGCCTGACCGTCAATGTGTCCCGACAAAAAGCCGTCTTCCTCCGAAAACAGGGTCGCCGCCTCAAAGCGCAGCCGCCCGTCCGGTGCCTGTAAAATCACGTAATCCCGGCCTCTGCGGGATAACCGCCCCGCTATCCGGTAATCCGAGGTGCCGGACACCCTTTTGTAATCCGCCTGTCCCCCGGCCTGTGTCAGACGCTGATACGCCGCATCCGCCGGGTCTGAGGCCGTCTGCACCACTGTGCTCTGCGCCGGAGGTGGTTCCGTTTTCTGCCCCGGGCCGCGAAAGTAACTCACCAGATACACCATGCCGCATACAAACAGCACCAGAGGAATGACCACCCGGATAATCAGAAATTTACGGGTCAGCAGTGACTGGCGTTTATCAACCACCAGTTCTGTCCCGTTCCCGCCGTCATGGGATTTATACAGCGGAAACACTTTGCTTTTATACCGGTTGTGATACGACGAAATCAGCGCGGCCTTCACCAGCTTGTGCCCGTCATACACATCAATCCGGTAATTTTTGTTCATACCGACCGCATTCAGTTTCTTCATACGGAAGGTTTTATCGGTGCGGTCACGGATAAACCGGCTGATACCGGACAACTCCTGAGACATAAAGGCAAAGTCACAGGAAACGCCGGTCTCCGGATGGGTAAAATGACGGTGTTCCGCAAAAAAGGACTGCTGCTGCTCAGTCATTTTGTGACCGGAGCCGAACAGCCGCCAGAGTTCATCCAGCACAATCAGATCACCTGCCTGACACAGTGTATGGGTGGTGCATTTACCGTCCTTTCCCTTGAACGGCAAAAAATCCGCCTGTGTGCACTGCTCATCCGTTACCGCAATCACTGTCCCCAGCCGTTCCTCATCGGCTTTGTGTTCCGTTATGCAGTATTCCCGTATCAGTTCCGGCTGAATACCGACGATGTTGGTCACAACACGCCGTCCGGCCAGCACACCGTTAACAATCACATTAGAGACACATTCATAGCTCTTGCCGGAGCCGTTGATACCGATATACGCGGTGATTGCCATATCAGTGACCCACAACCGGTATCATGCCGAACACAAACCGGGTGGCCACCGCCGTAAACACCACCTGAATGCCGAACGGCAGTTCAGCCAGGTTGATAAAATACCAGGCGGAATCCGGCAGCAGTTCAAACAGGTCTGTCAGGTTGGTTTCTGACGGCATAAACTCGACAACCACCGCCATAATCGCGGCAATCAGCAGTGTCACCGCCGTGAACACCAGAAACTTCACCGTGATTTCTTTCAGTAAAACACTGAATGCACCGTTAAAGGCACTGGTCAGTAATCCCCACATAATCAGTTACTCCTGAAGGTAATAATCAGTCCGGCCAGCGTCCAGCCGAGAATAAAAAACAGCCGGATATACGGTTTCTGCTCTTCAATCACCGAACAGTACGTATCATCCGACACGGTTTCCCCGAGAAACGGCACGGAAATCGCCGGGCATTGCTGCGAATGGGTTTTCAGTTCAATCTGACGCAGGAAAAAGAACGAATTGAGCACCGGCAGAAGGGATTGCGTCATTTCCGGCGGGTTTAATTCATCACGGGAAAGCGTCGGGTAATTGCCGATATCCAGCGGGATTTTTTCCCCTTCCTCAAACTGCGCATCAGAGACATAACCGTTAAATTTATCTGACCAACGGTATAACCGGATGCGTCCGCCGTTTATCACATCGTGGAGATGCAGCTGCGTGAACGGCTTACCCTGTGTCTCCAGATACGTGGTGAGCATGTCAGGGGTCACGGCATAATCACCGCGGTACGGAATACCGGCGTAACCGGTGCGGGAGGACACCGAACGCCAGGCGGAATTGAGAAAATCCGCCAGACGGTCAGCCGGGTATTCATTGCGGGCAAGCCCGGTCAGAAAACGCCCGCGAACCGGCATATCCGTAAACGGATTAACGGTTTTCTGATACTGTCCGCCGGAATCAGGCGGAACGTAGCGCGGCAGACGGTTAACCACCTTTCCCGAACCGGCTGTGGCGGACACCGTAATTTCTTCTTTCGTCCCGTCCGGATGGTCAACCTGATACGTCATCACCATTGAGTTGTTGAAGTAATAAGAAGACAGCATCAGTGCTTTTTTCCCGCGAAATAAAAAATCCCCTGATACCTCATCCCAGTAGTGCGTTTTATAGCGTACCTCCAAAATCGTGAACGGTTCACCGAACGAATAGAAATACGCATCCTGCAATAATGCGTTATACGCCTCAACCTCCAGTACCGCGCGGACAAAATCCGGAATGCCGGTTTTGGTGTCAGAGGTGTAATATTCCTTTGTCTGACTGTTCTCATAAATATAAATACTGTCCTGCCCTATACCGGTGCGCAAAATCACGTCGTCTTTTTTTGCTTTCCGGTCACACTGCCCGGTTAATATGCCGTCCGGGTTATCCGGAACCGTATTATTCCAGCCGAACGTAAAAAGGCAGATAATATCATCCTCCCCGTCTTCCGCGTCCGGCTCATCCGTAAATGAATGCTCAAACTCAAGTTCTGATGTGCTGATTAACCGCCGGTTCAGAAACAGATTAAAATACGTCAGATTATTTTCCCGCATAAATACTTTGTATTTTGTTCTGTCCAGATACGTGTTTAATTCAAGGGTCAGTAATTCCAGCGTTTTAATCAGCATGTCATGGTCATATCTCATGTTGTTTTTTTCATAATATATTTTTGCCTCATCCAGTGCTTTGTTATAACCCACAGTCATTAATTCCGAGGTCAGACTGTCCGCATTAATCACATCATCCGCCAGTGCCGGGAGCGACAGCAATAAACACCCGGTCAGCCAGTGTTTTAATTTCATGTTATTTCCGCCTGAATGTTATCAGCAGGCCAATCATGACCCATACAATGACCGCAAAGGTGCGGAATATATTTTCATTGTCGTTTAATACCTCACAATGCGATGAATACGCATCATGAAAATCAAGGTATTCAATGTCGACATTAAATACCGGACAGTCCGCTTTGCGGGTTTTAACGTTAATGGCAAACAGCCAGCCGAAGGAATTTAATATCGGTGACAAATCCAGTTCCGCATCCAGTACCGGGCGCGGAATGACCGGGTAATCACCGATGTCGAGTTCCGCACTCTTCTGAATGGTCAGCATGGACACATACGTATTGGTAAACACGCTGTACACCGGAATATCCCACTTCGCCGTGCCGTCAATACTGACCGGTGTCACCAGCGCACCGGCAATGGTCAGGTCAAGATTGCGGACATCCCGGATATCCCGCACCATCTGAGCGGTCGCTGCCCGGGATGCGGTGTACGGAACGCCTTTGTAATCCGCCCGTGACGATGCCCGCTGCCATGCGCGGTTGTACAGGTCGGCCAGTGCCTCCGGTGACAGTGCGCGGCCGCCGTAAATGTCCATCAGTTCCGGCACCTGATACACCGGCGGTAACAGGCCGAATGTCCGCTGACGGCTGTCAGGCTGTGCCATCACCGAGTTGTAATCGATAAATGCCGCCTGTGGTGCCACATCAACACGGACAGTCTGCGCCGACACAGACGGGCTGTATGTACGGATTTCAGAGGTCAGCAACTCCCCCTTAAAATTGTATTCCTCATCCAGATACATGCAGTTGTATTTCACCGGGGGGATAACATACAGCGCGGACGAATACGCCGGAACCTGAATCACCTTGTTACCGGTCATCACCGGTATCACTGATGATGAGCGTGATATTGTCATTGTCGCCGCCGGTGCGGTCGGCGGGTCAAGGGATACCGGCGTGAAATTATGCACGCTGTTATAACCGGACTCACTGCGGGCTTCAACGCAGTGACGCGCCCCGAACGACCCGACAGAAAAAAACAGGTCGTTGTAAATCTCCAGGTGCTTTTTATACTTATTTTCCAGAAATGACGGGTATGACAGCAGATGCTGAAACAAGGCCGTGTCAGTGCCGCCGTAGATGTAAGCATGGTAGTCCGGATTGTCGGTATAGTTTATGTAACCGGCTGAAATCTGATACGGTGCGATAACCGCACTGGTTAACCCGGTGCCCGTGACAGACGCCTGCGGTTCCGGATATACATGACTGTTTGCGGATTCCATATACTCATAAACCGGCACCGGATTATAACGGGAAGGCACACCGTACCGCGCCACCGCTGACGAAACAATCTGACTGCTCATCATGTCCGCCGTCATTTTCATCTGTCCTTTGCGGAATTTTTCCACCTCCAAATCCGCGAGGGTAATGACGGATTCCGCCAGTAACAGCCCGACCGCCGCTTCTTTTTCACCGGAGCGGATAGCTTCCCCCGTCACGGGAGAGCTGCGGCTGAGTTCGACCGCGATGCCGACCGTGGTGGCTGTCACAACGGTGGTCGCTGCCCCGACAAAAAGATAGCTGCCGATAACACCGAATAATTCCGCAACAGCAGGAACTTCAAATGCCACAAGGGCTAACAGCGCGGGATTGGCAGAGGCAACACGGGGAAAGGAGAGGAAGCAGAGATTAAAACACAGAAAATAAGCAATCAGTCCCTTAGTCCGGTGATAACAACATATGCGCATACTATCCCCAACAAAAAATAAGAAAGATTCCAGAGTTCACTCACGTGATAAATTCCTGATTCAGATCGAAAAAAGGGGATTAAATCCCCTTTTCTCTTTGTTAAAACGCGGATTACGCAGAGCGTAAAAAGCCCGTCAGTTTCTTCACACCGTTAATGCAGACATATAACCCGGCAATTGCGACCGCTATGGCCATAATACCGACCATCACCTCAGCGAAATCAACGGAGCTGGTAACCTGCGAATAATCCGGGCCTTTTGCATCCGCCGCCATTACGGGCGAAGAAACCACCGTAAGAGCCGCAGCACCCGCCACACATACCGCCAGAAATTTACTTTTAATACGGTTAAACATATAACTCCTTATTATGAACGTTTAATTAAATTTAACATCTGCCCCAAACCCAGACTGAATAACCAGCATGACATCACGGCTATAAAGCTGTACCCGAAATACATTGCACCCTCAAAGGGCTGTGACGATGCAATTTCAAATGGCAGTGAATCTATATTAAATGTGACTGACTGACATGTATTTAATGTGATATCGCAAATCTCACCGGATAACACTGCCATAATGAATCCTTATTTTTTATCGGCGGAAATTAATTTCACACGGGACGCGAATTTCAGCGCGCCGAAATCACCCACGTCAATTGATTCAGGTGCAATGGTATAAATCCCTGCCGGGTATTCCGCCTGATTATCATCCAGTGAAATAATAAACTGCTTAGGATAAATCCCGCCGTTATAAACATATCCCTTTTGTTCGCGAAAATGTAAAACCTCTCCGGTTTTTTTAGATGTAACCTCTTTTACGGTAGCGGCGCAATCCGACGGATTAAGTTCAATTTTAATAAATGACATTGTTTTTCCTTTTCAGTTAAAACGGTGTTATTCCCGTTTGTAATTTTTGACGAATTAAATTCTGATACAGCGGTGCTATATCAAACTTAATATTTAAATCCTGAATATGTTTTTCCTGTATAACCAGTTCAATCAGTTTTACCGGATCACCTTCGACAAGATGAAAGATCTTTGCCAGTGTCGAAGACCCCTGTTTTCTTATCCAGCGAAGCATCCCCTCAACGGAATCAATTGCTCTGCGCCCTGCTCCGCGGGTGATTTTCTGCGGAGGCGCGGTATTAATCTGCGCCGAATACGCACAGATACCGGTGTATGTTGCAGCGATCTCCGTCAGAACATCCAGCGGAACGTCTTTTAATTCCGCCTCAGAACGAAACCAGACACCGGTAACTTTCTGCTCAGCCGCTTTATTGTAAATGCGCCAGTAAACACGGGATTTACGGGAGCCGACGGTCAGCATTTCTTTGGTGATTTCCCCGTCAGCACTGACCCCCTGAGAATACTCAAAACACGGACGCGGCCCCATACCACCGTAAAAAGCATCATCTTTGTAAGCCAGAACAGCCGCCTGACAGGTATAAATGCCGTGATAATCGTCCGTTGCCAAATCCAGCCGTTTCAGGGTGGTAATACCCAAATGCTCCAGTATGTTATGGACTGATTCTGGTGTTGTATAACTGAACACATGAGCACAGCCTTTCCCCGAGATCTGAATATAAACGGTGTCGCAGTTACCACCGAAATAGACAGTACCCAGCAGTTCATAGCCGCCGTCAACGCTGAATAACGGTGCTGAATCCTGATAAAAATGACCGCCCCGCCCCCGGGACGGCCCGACTGCCAGACCGAAAAACTCAGACATGAATATTTTCATGCGCTCAAAGTAACAATTGTAAGTCGCTGAAATATAGGCTGTCGTTTCTTCCGGCGTGAGATCGGTTGTTTCGCTGCTGAAATACGCGGATTTAAAGTTACGAATATCCGGCAACGGCGGGTATTTACGCCATTCAAAGCCCCGTTTGCTGTACGTATGCATTTCCCTGAAAGCTGAAACGGGCGTGCTGAATGACAAATGGTCAATAAAAACAGCATGTTCCGGTAAAGGCATTTTCACAGGAGATGGATTAGTCATTGCTGATACTCTCCTGATATCCGACGAACGGAAAAGATCCCGCTGTAACAGATGCCAGAACAAAATTATCCGAATGCACGCGGATACACTCTCTGAACAGTTCATCAAATGAACCATAGAAATCCCAATCGGCACCAACATTGGCGTTGATACCGTAGTTTTCTATGTAATCGAAGTAGATTATGTTCATGATTCAAAGAGCCTCAAACTGTTAAAACCGTAAATAAAAACCAAGTGAACAAATGAACTCATTAACTAATAACTATGAAACATACACCACGGAGCTAGTGTGTTCAATAGTTTTTGAGTTTATGAGTGAATAGTGCGATAAACTTCTAAGTTAGTAAGAAAGGCTCACAAGCATAGTGAGGGAAAAATGACCAAAAAACGAAAAACATACAACATCACAGAAGATCGACAGATCAAGCTGGAAAGGTTGGCAATAAACTTAAGCCAAAAAATAGAAAAACAGGTGAGGTGGTCGGAATTACTCACGTATATAATTGATAAATATAGCAAAATTGCAACTGAAGATTTAATCTATGAATATGAAGAAAAGCAAAAAAAATAA